CGTTCACTTTTTGATCGGAATGAAATTATACGGTAGTACACTGTAATTATATTGTACTACAAAGTTGTTCACTTTTTGATCGGAATGAAATTATACGGTAGTACACTGTAATTATATTGTACTACAAAGTTGTTCACTTTTTGATCGGAATGAAATTAGCCTTGACGTCATCGCGTGGTATTGACGGATTCGTCAACCACTGATACACTCATTCTATAAATTACAGAGAGGATTTCACCAGTGACTAGCGAGCTGATTCTTTTATTTCTGTCGGTAAATCCTGACTCCACTTTTAATGAGATGACAAAGTGCATGCGTATCAACGTGGGGTCAGCTTACTCAACAGTTGGTAATCTTAAAAAGTCTGGCAATATCGTATCGACGTCTGAGAGGCCGCGACGGTACAGTCTCACGAAAGAATTTACCGCAAAAAGTGAAGTATACGATGAGTACGTTCACCGGGTTATTGCGGCTGGTGCCAGCACTGTGGAAAGTGTTGTCAAAGTTAGCGGACTGTCATCTTACAGGGTTGCATTGTCCATCAGAAGACTGAAGAATTTGAACAAAATATCGACGATTACCGGTATGGGAATCACGTTGAATGAATTACCTGTTGACTTAAAACTAAAACCCTGGACAACAAAAGAAATGCAAACGCTGGAAGATTTAGCGGGGAGGGTACCAATCTCTGAGATTTGTGAGACATTGGGTAGAACACGAAACAGTATTCAGATGAAGTGTCATTTGCTTGGGTTGTCACTGGTAACGCATACATGCAGGAAAGGACACCGCATGGTCGAACGGAAAACTGGAAAATGGGTCTGCAATGAATGTCACTCCCAGGCGGAAAGATTGAGACGTGTGGTTAATAAAGCATAAGTCCGGAACCACCTTGTTTGTGACCACAAGTCGCATTACAGCGGTGAATCGTAGAGAAATGGGGTGGAGGGTAACAAGTATGTTAACAAAACACTATCGTGGCTTCTTCATTATCAGAGGTATCGTGGTTGAGGATGAAGGTTATTTATGTGCTGACAAGGTCATCATGAAGTATTACGGTCGTCACTACGCCGGGAGGATTGGTGAATAAAGCCCCGCGAGGGGCTTATGTTGATTAACTCGATGCGATAATGCCAGAGGCGCGCAGCTGGACAAGCATGTCATTTAATTTTCCCGCCACCGTGTTAACAGCCGTAGTTGCCGAGGTAGCCACGGCTGTCGCATCCTCTCCCGATACCGTCTGCGATCCGACATCGGGTACCGCTGAGCCTTGCTTAAACTTATCACCAGCCATCGCCGTTGATGCGGTTGTACCAATGACCAGACTCGAAGTGCCCGCACCAATTGCGGTACGTGCTGCGGCAGCGTTCGCACCTGCGGCGATAACAGCAGGTTTCCCGGTAATATTACCCCACGCCACAGAGCCGCCACTTGAAGGGGTCACAGTTCCCATCATTTGAATCATTGTATTGTTGCGGATGATTGGCGCACCTAATGGTTGAATGTCATTAGTCATGACAGCCATCACAGCGTCAGCCAGACCCCGTGGGTCTACACCGACAACAGCTCGATAATCTTCAGAGATGTACCCGCTTACCGGCTCACCTGTGACAACCACCTGTCGAGGCGCACCACCTTGGATGAATATCTCACCAAGTGGCGTTTTACCTGTTGCAGCATTGACGAGTGCAACGAGTTCGCTAACTGTATTAGCAGAAAGAACTTCGTAAGTTGTTACCGACATTTAATTACCTCATATGGCTAATGCGCCCATTCCGACGCGTTTACGGAGCCTGTAGAACTGCTGTCCGTACACGGACCAGGTTAGCCAGTCGTTGTTGACCTCAAGCATTTCCGGGACACGATACGAAATAGACTCATCCCCTACGGATTTTGTCGCCACGTTTAGCCGCGCTTCCTGATTAATATCACTGTTCAGTCCTTCTGGATAGTAAACAGCGAGCCAGTGTGCGGCATAATAGAAAAGTCCACGCTGCTTTAAATTTCTGCAGTCAGCTTGATATGCTCCCCAGCGTTTGCTCCCTGTCTCCGTGTCAGCCTCACACAATGCGTACTGAATAAGGCTGTCCGGGAAATCGGTAGTGGATGAGAAAGCCTGACCGCCGAGCGGCCAGATGCGAAAATCTGCGATGACTTCGGCGGTGATATCCATGTTATATACCTGTGTTAATTAAGAGGCGGTTTTTACTGCCTCAATTTCTTGCTGGAGTCGTGACTTCTTCCAGCGCGCGTCAACTTTGATGCCCAGTTCTTCGGCTTCTGCACGAAGTTTGTCTATGGTCACATCGTCGGCGTCTGAGTCAGGGTTGACCAGTTCACCACCTGTGACAACCAGTTCACCAGCATCCTGATACGCACTGACCAGACTGTAAATCGCTGGAGTAAGTTCGAACGCTTTCGAATCACCCGGTGCCAGCATGCGTTCCATCACATCTTCTTCACCCGGCATCATGAACGGGCGCACGGAAATATTTTTTACAGTAATCATAAGTCACCTTTAGTCGTAATACATACCCGTTGTCATTTTATATCCTTGAACGGATAAAGAAAAGCCCTCCGAAGAGGGCTTGAGATGCTGCTGAGGGTAGGTATTACAGCATTTCGAGGTAGATTGCGCTCAGAGGATAGCGAATTTCAGTGCCTGAAATCTTATACTCTGCCGGCACAGTTACGGCCAGACCTTTGTTCTGCGGTGCCAACATACGGAACGGAATCGGCTTGGCAACACCCAGGTTGCGGTCGTTCTTCTCGTAAATGAGAACACGGTCTTTCGAATTGTTGGACACGCCGCCCGCAGCCAGTTCCGCAGCGGTCAGCTGGTAACGAACCTGAATATCAATTTCCTGCCCGGTCATCAGGGTAAAGGAGTTATTGATTTTGAAATGCTCCATAACGGTGCGGTCAGTATACCCGGTCATCAGCGTACTGTTCATGCGCTTCCACAGGTCCGGGAATACGCGAATGGTATTCGGCAGGTGGAAGTTTTTGGACAGTTTGATGATGTCGAACAGTGGGTCGTTGAGCATGTTAAACAGCTCCTGACCGGTGGCGGTGGTGTAGTCGACGGTCGCCGTAGTCACGGTCACATTGCTGTTATTGAACAGACCGGACATTCCCAGTTGTGAGTCACCGAAGTACGCCACTTTCTGACTGTGTTCTTCATAGCCACGATATGCCAGCTGCTGCTGCATAGTGTCAATCGGCATGTTCTGAGACGCAGTGGTGCGCAGCTCGTCAATGCTGTAGTGACACTCGATGCCGCCGTAGTTCAACGGTACAGTGTGGAGTTTTGCAGACTGAGCAACGCGTGGTAGGTCCATAGCGTTTGCACCGATGAATTTCCCGACCGTGACGCCATCATATGAGCGATAGTTCCAATGGTTCGCAAACTCCGGAATGCCGGACACAACCGGAATATCCTGCAGATAAGTGATATCTGCGTATGGAGTTGCATAGATGGTCTGTTCAATCTGTGCAAGCTGAGAAATGTAGAACGCGATGCCGCCGTCAGCATCACGGAATTCGGCCGGCACGTTGATGGCGTTCTGACCGTCCAGATACTGTTTGACCCACGGATTACCAGCGATAGTCTGTGCGTCAAGTACAACGCTGTTTAATTTATCCATTATCAACCCCCAACAACCATAGACAGTTTAGCCAGACCACCGGCTGTTGCGGCAGTGAGGAATTTAGCGCCCGGAATGGCAACCGACAGAGTTTCTGCAGAACCCCCTGCGTTAGCGAAATCACCGGTCTGAGTCGCACCAACACGCAGGAATGCGGCGTCACCAACGTTAACATCCTTCGCTACAGTTACCCAAATTACGCCAGCGGTGAGTACAGATGCCGGACGGTCAACCGGAGCACCGAAAGTTGCACCGTCAGCGTAAGAGCGGTTCAGTTCACGAACCAGTACGCCCACGAATTTGTCAGCTGTGGAGTCGGCAGTCGCAGCCTTAAAGCCTTTCTCGCCGCTACGTACAACACCTTTACCATATGCGACGGTTGCGGTGTCATCGTTGATTTTAGAAACGATATTCGCTACTTGTCCGTCGGCGACCATCCCGGTAAAGGCTGCGTCGTGATTCAGACCGTAGCTGGTTGCAGTAATAGCCATCTATGTCACCCTTATTTAAGTTTACCAGTCTGACGCAGCAGTGCTTCTTGTGCGCGGGACAGTACAGGTTTTGCGTCGGCTACTGGCTGTTTGATGTCTTTAGCGCCATCTTTAGCCAGTTGCTCAAGTTGTGAGTCTACCACAGGTTTCACCGGTTCTTCTACAGCCATGTCGAAAGCGGCTTCAACATAGGCGGTAGATTTTTCAGCCCAGTCAACAGACGGACGTTTAACAGCGAGAGCGGCACGTTTGATTGCAACCGGGTCCATGCTGTCACAGGTGAATTCATCGCCAGCAACTTTACGCGCTAAGGTGGTAACACGTGCAATTGCTTCCACGCGTGCTTTCAGGGCTTCGTCGCTGCATTTGGTGGTCAGGTCGGCAACCTGTTCCAGTGCTGCGTCGAGTTGGGCCTGTACGGTTTCTTTGGCGGCTTCGGCGTCACTGACACGCTGTTCTAAGCGTTTGAACGCGTCTACCACCGCAGCATCCGCCACATCAACTTTTAGCCCGGTGTCAGTGGTGATTTGATACATGGGTTTTTTCTCCATATTATCGAAGATACGCGCCATTGCACCCGCACGAGCACGGTCAACAATTGCAACGTGGTTAATTTTAATCTGAGTCTGTCGGAAGTCGTATGGTTCACCTTCCGGCGTTGTCCCTGGTGTGTCATCATACACCGCCGTGTAACCCGCTGACAACTCACACTTACCGGTTTCGACAGCCTTAATCGCGTCTTTATCCTTGATAACCATGTCCACAATGACGAAATCGCCGTCCTGACGACCAACACTCGTTACAACACCGACTGAAGTGTTACGGTACGTGGAGGCATTAATAAGCGTAGGAGGATGGTTATTCGTGACATCTGCGCCGAGATAGCTTTGAAGTGATTCATCGTTAAACACTTCTTCGGCGGGACGGTATACACGGATAATGTCGTTCGGTGCGCGGTCTTTCAGTCCCAGTTCCGAAGCGAGATATTCCTGAATACCAGTACGAGCGGCTTTACCCGGCACACGCAGGAATCCCTCATCCGTGTAAACACGTTGGGAATTCAGTGCGAAACTTTTACGGTCATTGTGTGTTACGGTGATTTGCATGTTGACGAGTCCGTCAGAGTATGCCATAGTGATAATCGTTAAACACATGATACATATATTTCAGAGGAGATACAACATGACCGACATGGTCAACCATCCGTCACACTACACACAAGGCAGTATCGAATGTATCGACGCTATTAAGGCCGCCACCGTTGGTAAAACCGGTATCGAGGCGGTATGTGTGGCGAATGTCGTTAAATATCTGTGGCGCTATGAAGAGAAGAACGGTCTGGAAGATGTGAAAAAGGCCCGTTGGTATCTCGAGCGCTTGATTAATGAACTGGAGAACAAGTAATGAGTAACGATTTCATCGCCCAATGTGAAACTGAATTAGATAAAATCGACACCATTTTAAAACCATACGCATACGAAGTGACAACCAACCGCGGTACGACATATCTGGTCCGCGCGGGCAGTGTGGCGCATAACAACGCTGTTATGTTCGGGTATAAACTGAAACCGTTGTATGAGGGCGAGTGATTATGCCTATTTACATGAGACTCAAAGGTAATGGTACTACAGTCGTATTTGGTCTTTATGACAGTCGGGCCGAAGCGGAACGGGTATGCAACGTGTTAAAAGCATTAAATGATGCGTGGGAGTTTTACATATGATACCACGCTACCCAACCGGAACACTTGTGAAGTTATTCCCCGATGGTGTCGTTACCGGTACTGTTGAAAATGTTGTCACAAATGACCCGCCGCAGTACTGGGTCAAATGGGACGATGGTAATTACAGCTGTCACGCACAGCGCGATTTGAAACGAGTGGGGGCATTGTATGGACCTTCTCATGCTTAGTGTCGGCGTTGTGATTTGGGTCGTATATTTAAGTTGACGAGTTCGTCAGGGATGACGTATGCTCAGTTCATCAACAACAACAGAGAGGGTTTGAGAGATGCGTACATTACTTCCCGGCTACGACCGTCCCGCCCCACAAGCGCGGGTCATTGATAAAGAACTGTTACAGGTCGCACAACAGCTTGCACGCAAGCATGAAGATTGGGCGCTCGCTAATGCTGCATTACGTGAGGCATATGGAAAATGAACTATAAACCCGTCAAAGCGGTAATGCTCCGCAACAATGACCGGATTATCGATGTGGACGGTGTCATCACCGTGACAAACTTCAAAATGAACTTCCTCGAAGATATCGTGACATTTACCGCGACCAAAGAAGACGGTTCAGCATCTGAGCGCTGGATAGCGATGGACCGACTTGTCAATAAGGTGGTGAACTAATGGGTATTATTAAAGGTGTACTGATTATCCTGCTCGCAGGGTGGGCAATCATGGTAACAATCGCCACGCTTCCTCTGGAACTGGAATACAAGTGGCAGGCATGGGCAATTGTTGCATTTGGTCCGGTTGCTGTATTTGCCGGACTGTGGGAAGTGTTGAATCGGGTGTTCAGAGGGCGCGGGAAATGATTAATGTACTCAACTTCATTGCTGACCACTGGTTCGGAACGTTGGTACTTGGCTACTTACTGTTCCTGGCTGTTGAAAGTTTAATTGAAACATCTCGGCATCACTCCCGATTTCTTTGAGGCGTGTTGTTTGCGTAAATCTGCCGAAAATCGTTATGGATTCAGTGAGAATCATGGGAGTAATTGTTTCATTTCTTCGAATTGATATATCTTTCCACTTTAGCCCGTGGGGTTGCACGGGCTACACACCTACACCTCACTGGTTGCCCTGGAAAAGTGGGAACACCATCGACAACTGGTAAATCATCCCATCGAAATACGCCCGGACCATACCCCACATCGCGTTTGGCGACCTCCACGTGGCTATGACGTACCCGCTCATCCTGTGACGTTATCCATGTGAAATACTCAATACCAGAATTAACCTGGCGAATACGATTCATGTCACCCTGTATCTTCCCATACTGGTCTGTGGCAATTAATTTAGCACGACGCTCCGTGACACCAAATTGTTTAACGAGTGCTTCCTCGATGTAACTGGGGCGCATACCGTTACGCATATTGGTCATGACAATGTTCTGCACCTGCTCCAGATACTGAGCCGGAATTGACTGAATGAGTTTGGCATTCTGATACGATGCCGCGCTGAGATATTCCTGCAGCTGTGTATCGCCGCCGTACAGATTGATAGCGAATGAGCGGGCGTTATCCTTTGCCGCAGTCTGTACAAACTGTGACGCAATGGTCTCAGCTTGGCGACGAGCAAACGCGCCAAGCCACCGTGTGAGCAACTGGTTAATCGCCGAGGTAATAGTGTCACTCCAGCCGTCAGCGGTGTACTCCGGCGCAAGCTGTTTCACCAGTGGTACAATGTTGGTGTCCACATCCTCACGAACAAGCTGGGCAACCTGTTTCAGCTGACGATAATAATTTAGTTCTGTTTGTCGTGACATGCTTGACGGCCTCGTCAGTATGGTGTAGAGTGTACATATTATCACAGGAGAGACAAAATGACATTACTTGAACTATTGCGTCAGGAATTACCAAAGCGTGGCGGTCGGCATGAGGTGTCATTCCGCCCACTCCGCACCGAAGCGGAACGCGCGATTGATGAAATGGTTCGGTTGTCCGGCGTGTCAATCGGTGCGGCTAAGATTCTGTATGATGCGGGGTATCGGAAGGGTTAAACCAAACTGGCCCGTTACTGGGCCAGTTTTTCCATTATCTCATCGTGTGACAGTCCATCTGCAACATACGCGTTGTAGCGTATCCAGAATGCGTCCGTTGTCTGCTCGTCAGGTTCCGGGCGTTGCACAGTGGACATCTCTTTCTCAGTCTCTGACTGCTCATCAATCTGACCATCTTCAAACTGATACTCTTCAGCGGCTTCCAGATTGCGTTGCACCTGTGACACGGTGATAACACCCTCAGCGAGATACAACATGTCCTTATCAGCGCGGATTTTGGCAGCTTGGGCAATCTGCAATTCATTAGGCTGTGCGAGTGGTCGCCACTCATAGTTAAAGTCGTCAGGCCAGTAACCCAGTGCGCTACGTACCAGCACCTCATCAAGCTGGCGCAACCCCGGGTCAACCTGTGTCAGCTGTTTAGAGCGGATGGAGTTGTTGTAGTTGTTCATGTCTCCTTCACCCGTGGCGTTTAAACCTTTGGCTGAAGTACCGAACAGGCGCGTAACAGGAATATCAGCCGCACCACTAATCCACGTCATGAACGTCTCAAGCACTGGCGCAACACCGCCCAGGTCGAGCGTCTTACGTTCGTATGACTCATCACCGTCAAGCAGAGCCATTTGCACCAGTGACTTCATCTGGCTGAACAGGGTGTAACGTGACACGATTGCATCATCCTGGTCACTGGCCAACTCATCGGATAATCCTTCACGTTTGACCACATCAACGTTGGCTTCCTGCATCAGTTCCGCAATACCGTCCTTCGATGCAACCATGTCCATGATGTCATCGAGGCATACGCGCAACTCACTGTCACCCCATCCCTGAGTCTGGACCATCTGGCGACGCGGCAAACGCTTACCACTGAAGCGCGCAAAATGGGTCCAGTGGATTTGCTGCCCACCACCGGTAATGGTGTAATACTCCGGCATCATGTAGTTGGGTGCCAGAATGTCCCAGGTGTTCAGGGTGATCGGTGACATGTCGTGACGGTCAAACACGATACAACGCTTCAAATCACCTTTGCGAATACGGCGCACGTCGAGCGGCCTTGACAGGTCCTGCCCGGTCAGCATGAGAATACCACCGCCGCCATACAGACGCGCCCATGTGACAGCCTCTTGTACGATAGCAGGGACCATCAGACGGTCTTCTTCGATGCGAATGTCATCGGCTTCCTTGCACTTGATGGTGCGCCACTCGCGGCACATGTCTTCTGCGGGTATTTCCACAATCTGACGGGCCAGCCAGTTTGATTGGTAGGCATTGTCCAGGGATTTCCAGTCGCCTAAATTGGCGTATGTGAACATGTTATGAGAGCGTTTCGCTTTCCACGTTCCAAGACCAGACACGACGTTTACCAACCCATCGGCGGTGTGAAGGTTTGTTTTAGCAGCCTTAGCCATGTTTATAAAATCTCCGACGCTGTTCGGCGTGCGAGTAATCCGCGACTATTGGCAATGATAAACGAATCCGCGATGTTTGGCGACATGATGTCTCGTTTTGCCAAATCTTTTTTACTTTCAACCTTGACTTTACCACTATTGTCGAAGTCGCGCATTGGTGTAGATAGCTCATCGATGAGTTTGTCCAGCAGTTTCGTATCGATATCACTTGACAGGCTAATCATCTGGTCAACCGGAAACTCCCGACCCTTTGTGACAGCCAGGTACGTATTACGGAACCGGTCAGCAGTGAGCCACCATGTCTGTGCTTTCAGGTTGGCAAAGAAATCTTCATTGTTGATGCGGGTATCGCCGTATTTCTTTTTCGGGTCAGACACCTTGCCGCCCGCATTGAATTTGAAGTGTCTGTGCCATCCTGCAGCGTTCAGGTGCGAGCCCGTACCAGCGCCTACCCCGATACTGTCGTAGCCAATGTGGGACGCTCCAGCGCGTTCTGCGGTAAGTTTGACACGCATTGCTGATTCGCGCAGTTCATCCTCACCACCTTTCCACTCGTCCAGTCCGATACACACGCTGCCGTCCATCGTGGTCGATGCGTTTTTATCGTCGCCGGAGTCAGCGACGTCGTAACCAACAGTTTTACCACCGAACCAGTTGCCGCCAACTTTCTTGTGAGCATCAATAGCGGCCTGAAGCCAGGAACGCTTGATAACCACACGGTCATCGTTGTCACGCGGTACGCCAAGATAAATATGCTGGTATTCTTCGAAATCTTCGGCCTTAGCTGATTCAATATCGGCCAGAGCTGTAGCAGACAAAAATGGATTCTCGTCATAATTAATTAAACGAGTAATAGTCCCAGCTGGCGGATTTAATACGAGACGTTTATATGCAAAATCAGTTGCGAGACGCGGGTTAAATGTAACCCATATTTCTGCATCTTCGTTACGCATAATTGTCGGACGAATTGTGGCAAACATATCTTCCGTTAAATTATGTGCCTCTTCAATCCATGCTACAGATGCTTTTTCAAATGATTTAATTTCGTCGATATTACGAGCCATACCGTAAAAGCGAAATAATGAACCATTAGTTTTATGCTCAATAGCATCCGCATAAATTTTGAAATTCTTATCCAGTCCGAAATAACTAATTTTGTCTTTCAGCAGTGTATATACCGAATCAGCGATACGGTTCTGGTACATACGCAAGCACAGGAAACGCTGTTCCATGAAATTGGCACGCGCTATGGCCACACCTGCGGCATCGTGAGACTTCGACGACATACGGCCGCCGTACAACGTGCGAAAGCGTACACGCTGTCCATCGGGCGCTGTACGCGTTTTCCAGAAGTCCCGTAGTGCCGGGTTAAGCGTTGGATTAGTCACCGTAAAAATCGTCCAGTGTTTTGCGGATGCCCACTTCGCCACTCAGTTCGATGAGTTGCTTATCCAGTCCCAGGAGTTTCGCCTTGCCCATCGTCGCACTGGTTGCTGCAGACGCTTGCACAGTGTCGGCGGTCAGAGCGGCAATGCGCGCCTCTTCCAGTTCGGCAATGAGTGAATCAACTGTCACGTTATGGCGTTTGATGTGTCCTTCACGCAGTTGACCAATTCTACGGTTAACATTGGGCTTATCGAGTAGGCGTGATGCGTCCACAGCGATAGTGTTCGCATTCTTACGGTCAGATTTGTAAGACTGACGATAAGCCTCAGATGCGTTCCCCGTCTCAACGAAGACGCGGCAGAATTTCTCCTGCTGTTCGGTAACGCCGAATTCGTTAAGTGGTCTTGCCATGATAGTCCCCACGTTATTGTCTCTAATGCCACGATTTTACCATGACTGTACCGTCATTGCCACATACCCCGATGAAACTCGTTCGGGGTACTTCATCGGGGTATCAAAAACTCTTTAACTTTCAGTACTATACTACTTATTACCCTTATACCCCTATAAAATAGTAATTAGTAGTAATAGAAAGCATATAATGTATAGTATAAATGTAGTATAATACATAATGTATAGTTTATAGGGTTTATAAGAGGGAAGAAGGGAAGAATGTACGGGGTTTTCGGTTATGCGCGTAACCTGCTGATTGTGAAAGTAAATTCGTCACCCCGATGCCTCGGGTATTTCGGGGTGTTTTCGGGTAATCGTTCACTTTTTGATCGGAATGAAATTATACGGTAGTACACTGTAATTATATTGTACTACAAAGTTGTTCACTTTTTG